GATGTCGGAAACGAGGTCACGGAAATCCTTATCCTGGGCTTCGTCAGCAGCTGTCTCCGCCTGTTCGGCTTCTGATTCTTCGGCGGCTGCTTGAACCTCCTCCTCGGCTGCTTGAACCTCCTGCTCGCTTTCTACTTCAGTCTCCGCTTCAGCCTCTGCGACGCCTTCCTTACGAAGTTTCGCTAGGTCTTCGCCCTCGATTTCACCGTCGCCGTCTACGTCAAGTTTCTGCTGCTTCTTGGACAGCTTCTTCTTTTTCTTGTCGTCTTTCTTATCCTTGCAGACGCACGGCTTCTTTTTGCAGTCGTCACACTCGTCGTCAGACTCATTGCCGCCAGTGTCGGACATCTTGTCGTCGTCACCGTAGTACTGAGCTTCATTGATACCATCAGCGAGGTAGTCCCCGAGCTTCTTCATATCAAAGTTTTCGCGGATATCTACGACATCGAACTTAGCCTCTTGCATAACATCGCTCATGGTGTTCGCGACATCAAGAACCTGTACGCCACCCTTCTTTTGTAGGGTCTGAGAGAACTCCTTGAGGACATCACACAGAATACCTTCCTCCATGGACTCAGCCATCATGCCCAGCACCTCGGATTGAACCTCGGCAAGCCCCTTGAATGAAGGAATGAATTTTAGGCTTTGGATGTTGACGCCGTAAGTCTCATTCAGATGGTCAAGAACTTGGGTTTTAAGAGGCTTTTTAAACTCGTAAATCTTGTTCACGAACTCCTTGATATCCTTTTGTGTGAGAGTGCCTGGGTTGGTAACCTCAAAAACGGACTCCATAAGAGCAATAAGGTCAATTTTGTTTGAGAGGGCAAGGTAAGGAACCTCTTTAACGGTCTCGCGAATAGCGCTCTTCAGAACCCCATCAGTTGAGTAGATGTGAGAAGCGAGAGTGCTAATCGCGTCACTGCTAGCCCAGACTTGGTTGAAAGACTCTCTAGCCTCAATAAGCTCTTTACGTACTAGTTCCTTTTCACAAACCATTTCGTATAGAGTCTTCTTGCTGTTAGAAGGAATAACAATGTACTCGTCTCCAAGATTCTCAAGAGTGAGTTTGGGCAAGTCGTAAGTATCCCCGACAACCTTTGACAGGCGAAGACCTTCTACAAGCTTCTGGTTCTTAGACAGTTCCTCTTTGTTTTCCTCAAGGAAGTTCTGGAGCAGCGGAAGAGCCTCAACAAACTTCTTGTAGCTTTTGGTCTCCTTGATGTTGTAAGTCTCTCCGAAGCGTTCTGACCGCTTGTGGAGCTTCTTGCGGCTCTCCTCAATCTTGGCTCTCATAGTGAAAGCATCAAGTACCGAATCGAAGGAAGCCTCCGCCTTGTCGTAGCGGTCAGACACCAACGACTGCACAAAGTCAGAGACGCGACCTTCAACAAGAGTGTCTACACAATCATCCGACATGATTTTGTCTAGGTTTTCTGTAACAAAGTTTGCAAAGGTAAGCTTACCTTTAACTTCTTTGTACTCACATGAGATAAGATGATTTCTTTCACTAATGTAAGTAACCTTTCCATTGGCATCATCAATCTCGTAGACGGTTAGGTTTTCCCGAAGTCTGCGACCTAGGTAGTCACCAGCTTCAGTTAGGCGAACGAAACTCTTGTTTCTGTTGTTGAAAAGGTTCTTGAAATTCATGACAGTTGATAGTCTAGTTTTATATAGATGTGTGAAAAGCGTTATTTTAACTATTTACCTTCCTCTTCGGGTGGTGATGGTGCAGCAGGAGGTTGTTCTGCTCCAGGCGCAGCAGGTGCAGCCCCAGGTTCAGGCGCAGGAGGAGCCTCTAGCTCTTTCTGCTTTTTGATTTCTTCGATTTCCAAATCATTCATATCGTAGAAATTCTTGTAGATGTACTCGTTTGAGAAAAGGTCAAGACCTTTCACCGCCTGTACCACGCGGGTCTTTTGTTCGGCAAGCTCAAGCTTTCTCTTCTCGCTGAGGTCTGAGGGAGGTGCAAGCTTAATCTCCATGTTTGCGTAAGTGGACTTAGGGAAATTACGAATTTGGAGGTGACGACGAATAAGGTCGGTCAAACCAACTTCGGCGTCTCTCTGCACACGCATAACAGCCTTCGCAAACTTGGCATCCAACTGTGATAGGTTGGCTTTTCTTTCTGGCGACTTGTCCTTCTCGACAATGAAGTCCTTTGGAATTTTCATTGCGGCGAGAACCTTATCGCGGAAGTAACGAACATCATCGATATCTCCGAGGTTCTGAGCGCCAGGAAGGGTCTCAATCTTTGTACCTCCTTGCTTACTTACAGGAACGAAGAAATCTTCCTCGGCAGAGATTGGGTTGTAGCGTTCATCTGCGTTTCCGCTGTCAGTGTTGTAGAATTTTTCTTTCTTGAACTTCGCCTTAATACGCTCCATGAACCTCTCTACTTTGTTCTGAGGTAAGTTACCAGTGTCAATGTAGAAGATTCTTCTTTCGGGCGCTCTATGGAGACGGTAGATAAGCATCGCGTCTTCCATCATTCTAAGGGATTTCCACGCACGAACACCCGGCGCACAAATAGATTTGCCGTAAGGATAGTAGTTCGAATCCGAAGTATGAATTCTAAAGTGAACAAGCTGTTCCCGGTCAAGCTCAATTGTGTTTTTGCGGTCATACCTACCCATCGAGGTTGATTGGTCGTTGACAGAACCCGGAACCTCCTGACGGAACCCCTTAAGGTAACCGAACTTATCTTCTCGACGGTAAATGTAAGCAGGGTTGAGAATCTTGAGTCTCTGAATACCTGCTGTTGGGTTGTTCATATCGACGATGTTCTCGACAAAGCAGTCACCGTATTTGCACATGTTACGAATAATGTCCCACAAATACTTATCAAGGTCTGTTGTCTTCACAAAATCCTGGACAGCATTCTTGACCTCTTGTGTCTCAGTGATGACATTAATCATTGTCCCGTCAAGGTGAGTCTGAGTAGAGTCATCGGCGTAGATATCGATAGCGGCACCAATCTCAGGATACTCGTCCATCTTCTCGTAGTCGTTATAACGACGCCGACGTTGGTACTCGACCTGAGGGAGTTTAACGTTTCCCCGGACCATTCCTAGTGAGCCAGTGGAAGCACTCTCTTCTTCCGCGTCTGCCGCCTTGATTACATCACCCCGAACTGGGTTTACTGTAACAGGACGACCTACTTTTCTTTTCGTTCCAAAGAAAGATTTAAAGAATGCCGCGAACTTACCTGAGAGAGGTGGACCCTCTCCATAGGTATTAGCTCCTGGAAATTCTGTGAACCCTGCGTTCTCGTCAAGGCGTTCGTCGTTTTTATCGTCTAAACCCATTTTCTATAATCTTCGTACTCTTGATTGTATGTACCCCTAGAAAAACCCGGAGCTTGAACATTTGTTCCAGGTTCCATAAGGTCACCTTTAACAATTGGTATTGGAGACCTTGAAACCACGTCTCTCATAACCTCCGAAGCAATTCCTAAGCTCATTACGAGGTCATCCGCGAAACCGTCCTCCGCTTGAATCTTTCCTGTCTTACTAATAATAAAAGTAGTAAGCTCCCTAAAAGTTCTCTCTGAATTCACTTTTATTCTTGCTGTTTTTAGGGACTCCTGCAAAGTATTCAATAATATGTCGCGATTTTTGGCGTTGACCATGTAACCCATCTCGCCTCTATTATCAGTCCACATGTTCTCATACTCATGAACTTCAAACAGTTGTTCAATCAAAGCAAGACCTAGACCGTTCCTCTCGGGACAGACATACGCGGTGTTGTACTTCGCGGCTTCCGAGGCGATAATCGCCGCAAAATCGTTCAGACCAATTCGGTTACTGTAGAACTCTGCGACCTGCTCTCCATTGTATAGGTTGATAATATGGAACGCGGAGTAGTCTCTATCTCTACCGAAAGATGAGTCTGCGGCGAGAAGATATGTGTGGTATGGCTCAGGCTCTTTCCAAACCCGCATCATGTTGTAATGCTTCTTGTAGAAGTTTTCGTCAGTCTGAGACTTCAGCGTGTTGAGGGTACCCCCATCAATAAAGGTTTCGCCTGTACCGAGAAACTCTCCTTCGTATTCTTGCAGCCACGCACGTTCTCCGACGTTTGTTCTAGTGGTCTTTGCCCACTCTTCGGTATACTCAGGGTGTTCTTTCCAATGAATATTAATTACGTTGAAGTTATTCTTTCCTAGCTCCGCATCGTGGTATAACTCGTAATAGAGATTCGACATACCGTTGACGGTGGATAGAATGAAGGCAGAACCACCCGTCGAAATCGTCGGGTAAATCGCCATCCAGAATTCCGTCATTCTCTCAATGAACGCAGCCTCATCCACAATCAGAAGCGATACCGACTCACCGCGACCAGCACCCGCTGGTTGAGATTTCATCTTACTTCCGGTAGAAAGCCTAAGAACGTGCTTGTTTCTCTCAACTTGCTGTGGCTTTAGCCAGTCAGGTAGCTCGTCATACATCGAGGCAGCGCGGTCAAGAAAGTCTCTCGATTCTCTGTCACCGATGGATACAATCATCACATTCTTGTCTTTGTTGAAGATGATGTACCACAAAGCATAAGCAGCACAAATTGTAGTGGCTCCCGCCTGACGAAACTTCCGCAGAAGATTGAATCGGTGTGAGTTAAACTCTTGAATAATCCTGTCTTGGAAGCGATACAGGTCGAACTTTACCCTGCCTCGTACTGGGTGAGTGATGTAAACATAATTTCGAATGAAGTAGCACGGGTCTTCCTTGCACTTACGAAATTCTTCCTGTAATTCTTCGCGACTCACACTATTATATAGACATGAGAAAACTGGCTTTCATCCCTACTAGAGAAAAGCGAGACACCGCGATTGTCCCATACCTGGAACGCGCAGGATGGGAAGTACATCTTCTGGTAGGCTGCGAAAGTATTTTCGAAGCCTACAACTCGGCTCTATCGGACCACAAGGTAATGGCAAAAGACCGTGTGATTATGTGCCACGATGACATTGAGGTTTTGGTCGATGTAGACACCTTCAACTCAGTTATTGACGAGAGCCTGACCGAAAACACCGGATTCCTCGGTGTTGCGGGTCCAAAGCGGCTCAACAAAACGGGTTGTTGGTGGCATGGTCTCGGAAAAGAGTATCCCCACCCCGAGTCATTTCTTCGCGGAATGGTGCTACATGGGGAAAACCTAACAACCTCTAAGCCGACCTACTATGGAGGTTACGGAGAAGTTGAAGTTGTCGATGGTCTATTTATGGTAGCCACGGGAGCGACTCTCAACAGCATCAAAACCAAGAAGCCAAAGGAGTTCGTTAGCGACTGGGATTACTACGACATGTATTATTCCTATCAAGCACACAAGCTAGGGAAAAAGAACAAGGTCGTACCTATTCTCGTCCTTCACCACTCACTCGGCGAAGGTGTTATGGGAGAGGCGTGGAACGACAGCCGCCTAGCTTTCTGCAAAATGTATGCTGATGACTTCGCGGAGATTACACTGCCAGCCCTAAATTGAGAGCCAGAGTCGGTTTCTTAGACCCAATGAAGGTCTCTAGAAGATTGTAGAAACCTTCGGAGGTCTCTTCATGGTTATGGGCTATGAGAACCCAATCACTGCTGTCTACGGCTCTATGGCTCGCAGCTTCCCAGTCCGAAAACCATCTTATGGGTAGGCACTCAGCGTCGTCGAGGATGATTACTCTCTGTGCTTTTTTCGCACCAACCTCAAATATCTTTTTCTCTCTCGGTGTGAGCGTACAGAAAAAATTCTTCGAAGGGATAATATAAACAAAGGGAATATGGTTGGCTACAAGAAACGGAACTAAACTAAGGTTGACTCCTTTTGTAGGACATAAATAAACAACAGACGGTGAATAGCGAATAATCGACTTTGCGATAGCCCTGGTCTGAACCATTCGTTGTCGGCTTCTTGTTTGTGGGAACACCGCATCCCCAACTAAAGCCATTTTTTTATCTTTGTAAATCATGCTTAAGGCTCTACTATTATCTATCATAATACTCGTAACGTCAATAAAAGGTATTGATAATAATAAAATTCGTTACGGAAGCATTTCCAGTTATGTAAAGGGACAAACGGTTACAGTTATAGATTCCCAAAAGGTTTATTTGCAAACCACGCCGTACAAGACTATTATAAAGGACAAGGTTCAGAAAGGCTCCGCCAGATACGTCCAATTGATGGAGGAGGCTACGACCCTATATAAGAACGCCTTGGCGAAAGCAGGGCACAAATTAATAATAGAATCCAGTGGAGTGGATGATTCGCTTCACAAGACAACAGACATCACCCAAGAGGCAATCAATCTGTTGTAACTGTCCGAAAGGAGGTTAAAATAATGCAACACTTTTTTACACAATTAGATACACTTTTTAGAGACCTTGAGCGCGGCATGTCGCCGAGACCAACTGCAACCACTCAACTACCTAATTATCCCGTAAGCAATGCGTGGCTGTCAGAGGACACAAACGTTCTAAACTTTGAGTTTGCTCTGGCCGGATATGCAGAGAAAGAGATTAGTGTCGTAGGGGGCAAGAATTCGTTAGCCATTCGTGCGAAGAAGGCGGATAAGGAGACTTCCCCAGATACGATTTATTTGCACCGAGGTATGAGCCAAAAAGATATCGATTTTTCAGTGAATATTGACGACCAATTTGATATTAAGAAAGCGAAAGTAAATTTTGAACAAGGTCTTCTGAGAATTCGTATTCCGAAAGCGAAAGAGGCTGAATCTGTTATGCTATTCGGTTAATTATTGTTCTTTGATTTTCGCGTGGTCTGCGTAAAAGACTAACCCAGGAGAGTTTATCTCTCCTGGGTTTTTTGTTGGCTATATAAATACAGTATGCGAAATGTAGGAACTATTTCAGAATCCCGTCGCTCAAGCAAGGTTTACCCTCTTGTTAGTGACAGCCTTTTCGAAGGAAAGGTAAAGCTACAGCTACAGGAACTCACTCCTGCTGGCAAAGAGGCGGCTGAACTTAGAGCGAAAGAGAAGGAAGCCGAAAAGCGCGGTGACTACGTCGGCGCAGGTAGAGCGATGGGTGCGCGGCAGAGTCATCTTGCCACTCGTCGCGCTCTTCCAAAAGTCCCCGCCGCCGGAAGAGTTCCCGGTAAGAGGTATCGAGACGACCGGGTCTCGCCCCAGACTGACGAAAAGCCCCAGACTAACGAGATGAAGAAGCGTATGCCGAAAAAAG